TGGGATGGTAATTTTAGAAAACCACCTAAACCTAATTCTTACTATGTGCAGAAAAAAGGCATATGTCGTTGGTGTGGTAAAAAGATTATCGAGAATAAGATACACAATACAAGAAAGACTTGGCACCAAGATTGTGCCACAGACTATATGATAATCCATCATCCCACAGAAGCTAGAAAACATATATGGAAACGAGATAAAGGTAAGTGTAATGATTGTGGTAAACAATGTACACGGCGCGGATGGGATTTAGACCATGTTAAACCATTAATGGAACAGAAGGGATTGAGGGAACATCAATTAGATTGGTCATACTATAAGTTAAATAATATGCAAACACTTTGTCGTCCATGTCATAAGAAAAAAACTAAACAAGATATGAAAAATAATGCTTGACATTAATGTTAATTCTATGTATATTACATCGGATACTTAAACAGGTTATCGTTCTCTAAAGAATTGAATCTCGATCTTTAAGAGGTTCTATATGGGGCATAGTTCTTTCTTCCTTTCTTCTATGCCCCTAAAATTTATTTAAACATAAGAGGTTAATAATGAATAAAAAAATAGATATGGCACAATTTATGAAGGATTGTATGCTAACTAATAATGATAAAAAACAAATGAGATCACTTGATAATAAAACAATGAAAACTGATCCTAATTATAAAAGGAATAAACGAATCAATCTTGAATATTACGATGAAGATGAATTAGACACTATCGAAATGGACGATTATACGGATGATGAATAAAATATCACATTGATATAACACTTAAACTTTAAACGATTTTATTAATACGGCACTATTTATGGATATATATGAAAAATCAAGACGAACAAATCGTAATTGTTTTAACTACCATCATGACTAGATTAGATGAATTAGAATTCGCACAATCTCAACATAAAGAAATGTTCTATAAAGTCAAAAAAAGATTATTAGAATTAAATGATAATCTAAATGATATATTAGATGTTGTTGAAGGTGAAGATATTGAAATGATTGATACGGTAAAAATCAAATATTCTAAACTACGTAATATAATTGATAATGAATTATGTGGAGATGATTATGATGATGACGATATTAAACAATTAATGAATCAAATAATTGGAGAATCTTAATGCATGAATTTTTGGCATTTCTACAAGAAGTGCGAGATTTATTATTAATAATTGAAGAAGATAAAGATTTAACGTACCTTACTGAAGTGATTGATAAAGTCGAAGAAGAAATAAAAATAATAGAAGAAGAATCTTAATTGTTACATTACATAATAACCGTTTTATTAGGAATTATTGCACTCTGTATGAGTTTAGTAACTTTTTATGCATTGAAACGAATTAATAACTATGAAGAAATAATACTAAATATAAACAATACTATAGAAAATATAAAACATCAACTTAAAATAATAGATAATAAAGGTACATTCGAATCCGATGATGAAGTTGGTTTTTTCTTCGATGAGATAAAACAACTTGGGAACGAATTAAATAATTTATTTGAAACCGAGGTTGATGATGGCAACAAAGAAAGTAGTAAAAAAGAAAAGAAAGAAAAAAAGTAAAATATATTTTGGCACACCAGTACATGATGCCATTATAAGATATAATCATTCTGATAACCCAATAGTCAGAGATAGAATATACACCGAAAAAATTCATGCTGCTTTTTTAAAGTTAGCAGAAAATATAATTAACACCTTTAAGTTTAGTTATTTCAGTTATGGATTTAGAGACCTACAGGAAGAAGTAGTTTCTAATTTAGTTATCAATATGCATAAGTTTGATGAGACTAAAGGAAGTAAAGCATTTAGTTATTTCTCCGTAGTAGCAAAGAATTATCTTATATTAAATAATAATGCTAACTATAAGAAGTTAAAAATTCATGATGATATTGATAGACTCTATGACGTAGGAGTAGATGATGAAGTTATAGAAAAATCACCATCCATTGATGTATTTAAAAAGACACTAACTTATTTTGAAAATAATTTAGAAAGTTTATTCCCCAAACAACATGATAAAGACGTAGCTGAATCTATATTGTTTCTCTGTAGAAATAAAGATAATATTGATAACTTTAATAAGAAAGCTTTATACATAATGATTAGAGAAATGACAGATGTCAAGACTTCTAAAATAACTCAAGTATCTAATGTGTTTCGTAGAATATACCCAAAAATACAACAAGAAGTTTTAATTAGAGGTCATATAAACAACTTAATAAACACAGGTTCTTTGTAATAACTTTCTAATCATTCTATATTTATTATTGAATGTTATGGAAAAAGACTTTAAAATATTTGGTGATAAGAACTTCTCTGATTTATCTCAAGAGATATACGAGAATTCTAAATTAAAGAAAACTCAAATTGAGCTTTTAGTCCAAGAGGTACATGGTTACATACAAGGTATCGAAGATATTGCTATCGTGGGTCCCATACTAAAAGAACTTCTTGATGTCGGTGTCAAGAACGATGATAACTTATTAAAACTAGCAACCGTAATCCAACGTATCATGAGCAAACATCAAGTAGTTGATGATAGCGATGTTGGTTTATTAAGTGAAGATGAAAAAGAAGAATTGATGAATTCACTTGAAGATGCCGCGGCATCATTACAGAAAAAATCCGATGATATTGATATAAGTGAAATAAAAAAAAAGTATAAATCGTAATGTCTAACACTCACCCACAACGGTCAAATGTTCTTGGTCAGGTAAATTTAGATTCAGTACCTTTACCTGAATTTACATTTCATCATGGTCATGTAGAAAAGGTAGTATTGGAATCACAAGATTTGAATTCATTTGATTATCCCATACGTGGTGCACCATCCGATGTAAGTCAATGTATTCTTTTAAAACCAACTTATAGTGGACATTCTGACTTTAATTTACCATCAAATTATTTAAAAGGAATGTTCTTGGCTCAACCATTATTACGTGGTTTTGCTGATTCAATAGCTCGTGGTGATTCGGTAATCTATATGAACTTAGGTAGTAAGTTTTATTACTTAGGGCCAATAAACACTTTAAATAATCCAAATTATAGTCCTGATATATTACACCAATCAGATTTAAATCCAAATAGAGTAGTATTGGATGATAGAAAAGATAATAGTGATGGATACAATATAAATTTTATAAAAAGAGCAATCAATAGAATTACTAAAATAAAAAATATAATTTTAGATAGACCATATGATACTGGAATAGGAGATGTTGGTTCTGATGCTGAAATAGAATCAAATGTATCTGATTTAACTCTTGAAGGTAGACATGGTAATTCAATTCAACTTGGTTATAGATTTATAAATCCATACAGTATATTTAGAAATAATAGTTCAAGTGGAAATAATGGTTCTGTTTTAGGTATGTTATCATTAGGATCAATACCTGATTATTTCCCATCAACTGAAGTAGATGAAGAAGGAAATACAATACCTTATCAATTATCAGTAAATAAAGTAGTGAAAGAAACTGGCTATATTGGTTTTCCAATAAATGCTGGTAATGATAGTATTGGTGATGAAAATGTATTTAATATAAACTTTGGAGCAGTAGAGCCAACTCCAGAACAACAAACTGATTTTGATCAAATAATAATGTTTTCTGATAGGATAACATTTGATGCACAAAATAATGATTTTACAGTTTCAGCATTTCGTAATATTAACTTTGGAGCTGGTAAGAATTTAACAATAACGAATAAAGGGTTTTCAGTTATTGAATCAGAGAATATTTATATAGGAAAGGAAGCAAAGAATAAAGCTCAACCAATGGTATTGGGGGATGAGCTGAGAATATTATTATTGGATATTATGAATATATTACAAAATTCAAGAGCATTAGTACAGGGTGTACCTATTCCACTTGTTAAGCAGGATTCAAGTCCAATGCTTCCTGATATACAAAGGGTGATTGATACATTGCAACCGAGAGAAGTTGATGATGAAACTAATACACCAATACCAGGACCAACAAAATTTTTAAGTCAATACCATTATGTAGAACAGAACGTTAGACAAAAAACAACACAGGAGTAAAAATGAAGTTATCTATTTTTAAGAAAATGATCAGAGATATAATAAGAGAAGAGTTAGATTATAAATTTGTTCGACTTAGTAAAGAGTTAAAAGAAGTAGTAGTTAAGAGTAATACTGTTGATCTAAATAAAGCTAGAACTCACACGACACAGGATACAAGTTTAAAAAACATGATGAATAATTCTCCCCGTACCGATACCAACATTACCACAACTACGAAAGGTGTTCCAGTACCAAAGACAAACAACAATGTTTTGAATTCTTTACTTGAAGAAACTGCTCAAACTGATGATTGGAAAACCGTTGAAGGTAAAGGTGAAGAAGCTCAATCCGTACAGGATAATACAGAAGCTCTACCTAACCATTTGGCAGAAGCATTAACTAAGGATTATTCCGAAATGTTAAAATCAGTAGAAGAAAAGGATAAATTTAAACGTGGGGCTTAAATCGGACATATTTGAAGCTTTAAAAACTAATATTGAACCTAATAATAAAGGTGAAAATTATGTCTTTGAAGATAACGGTAAGACAGATGCGTTGGCACAAGGTTTAACTGATGCAATAGTTAAATGGGTTAAGGCTCAAACTTTTACTGTAACTAAATTAAATGCAAGTCAAGGTGCTGTTCCTGCCGTTACACCGGTTGGACCTGGTACGATACCTATGATTACCGTTAAGATTGATGATCAAGGTCAAGGTGTTGATAATCCATTAGGTGGTGGTAAGGTAGAATCAATGCAAAGTAAAGTTCAATTAAAAAGAGCCGTAGAGGTATAGGATGCCAATACTTGATAAAAGAAAAAATCAATTCATTGAAGACAAAGATAAACGAGTAAGTGTTGGGATTGATTTCCCATTTGCACGTGTACCAAATCAAGATGGGTATTTCAAGACAACCAAAACTACTGTTGAGTCGATTAAAAATAATATAAAATTATTATTACAAACCGAACAGGGTGAAAGAGTTTTCCAACCGACATTGGGAATGAATTTAAAACGATTATTATTTGAGCAAATAACAGAAGATACTACAATAGAAATTGAAAATAACATTGTTGATACATTTGAAAGGTGGTTGCCATTTGTAGATTTACGAGATATACAAATCAATACCGATAACAACCAAGTAAATATAAACATAACATTCAGTATCAAAGGAACATCAGCTTCATTAGAAAGTGTTAGTGTGACACTCGGTGGTGTTGGGGGATAACAAATATGGCATATTCAGATAAACAAAAATTTAAACCAACGAATATCAATTACACGAGTAAGGATTTTTCTACGATTAAAGCTGATTTAATCGAATACACAAAGTCTTATTTTCCCAATACTTATAAAGACTTTAATGAAACATCTCCTGGTATGATGTTAATTGAATTAAGTAGTTATGTGGGTGATGTATTGTCTTATTATGTTGATTACAATTATAAGGAAAATGTATTATCAACAGCAACTGAAAAAAGAAATGTAAGACGATTAGCAGAATTTCTCGGGTATAAAACACCAAATAAAACACCATCAGTTGTTAAGTTAAAAGTAACGACAGATATTGGTTATGATGATGTTTCTGCAAGACCTCCAGATTTTAATAGTGTACCAAATCAGATTTCACCAGGATTACAAATTCAATCCAATATAGATAGTACATTATTGTTTGAAACTACTGGCGTCATTGACTTTAGTATATCGGGTTCTACACTTGATGAACCACCCATTAG